GCGCGTACCATTACGATTAAAGGCAGAACTACAGAAACTTGTAAATGAATACGTAAAGAAGCATGAATAAGGAATACGACCTATTAAGAAGAGAAGTAGAAGCACTGGATGAAGCTTGTATCTATTTGCGCAATCACAACGGCTATTTATTCAGCCGCACACCGTTGGAGTTCTTGGAGGAAATAAAGACGCGAAGTGAACGCATCACGGCAATCGCTAACGAAAAAATAATGGCTATACAAGGGGGAATGGACATGGAGAATATTGAAAAATTCAGATTTCCTAATTCTTAAATGAATCACAGAGAAAAGTATAAACGTGCCTTCAATGTCCACGATGATAAAATATACTGCGAAAGCTGCCAGAGATACGGGGAATTTGACGTACACCACATCCAAGCACGAGGCATGGGTGGAGACCCTAACGGGAAACGGGATATAATTGAGAACCTTATGGGATTGTGTAGGAAGTGTCACGAATGGCATGGGGATAAAAAGCACATGAGATTTTACCTATACGAAAGCCATAGACAAGCATTAGTAAGCAAAGAAGTCGATTTTGACGAGGAATTAATGGAACAGCTTAAACACGGGAAAAGGTTATGAAACAAACAGCAGTACAAAGATTGATAGAACAATTAAAATTTACCCATAAAGAAGCGTATAATGATTTATATGAGGTAATTCAGCAAGCCTTAGAAATGGAAAAGGAACAGATAGTTGAAGCGTATAAAGAAGGTTATAGCGATGGTGATTTTTACGAAGATGAACGCTTAGATAAAGAGTTAGCAGAACAATACTACAAAGAAACCTATGAAGATTGAAGTAATTATCTACACCGAAACCAACGGACAACGCAATAGCTTAGACACTGCGCATACGGATTTAAAAACAGCAATGCGAGAGATAGAGAAGGCAATCAAAGAAGGGAAGGATATACAAGTAAAGGTAAAATTGTGATTTTTGGTTATCTTTGTTTAGTTGAAGCGCGACACTATCCTCCAAGAATTATGCGAGGCGCGATGGTTGAAAGAATCGTGCAAGAGGATTGGCGGCTATAATGACCAAGACTTATATCAGGAATTTATGCTGGTAGTTTGCCAAAAAACAGAACAAGACCTAACAGAGATTTACCCGTATATAAAGTGGTGGGCGGTTAGAACTCTCATAAACATTGCCAACCCTAGCAACACCCGTAAAGAATTTTATAAGAATTTTATCCACAGACACACGGACATAAGCGAAGGGCAGGAACCAGTATACGAACACGAGTACAACCACTATGATTATCTGTTAAAAGCAAAGGAAATAGTAATGGCAGACACTTCGATATATTGGTTTGATAAGGAACTATTCCTACTCTATGAAAACGGGGAGAGGTATTCCACCATAGCAAAGAGAACTAAGATATACCATAAGACCGTCAAAGAATCCATTGAACACATTAAAACCCTAATAAGAAAAGAATATGAATGTTTGGTTGCTCATTGTTGCGATACCATGTATGGTGACAATAATAGTTAATTACGGAATAATCCCCGCTGCGGATTGGTTGCTCATGAAATTAAGAAAGCCTTTTAACTGCGCTTTCTGTTTGACCTTTTGGTCTACGTTGGCTATCTTTGTTTATCAGTATGGCGCGGAAGGAGTTTTGTATTGTGCAATATCAACAGCCATAGCGGCACAAATCAAATTCACATGACCGAAGAACAGAAGGAAATAATCAGAGGTTTCAAGAAGTACATTGATCAGGTGAATAGAACGGCAACCCTTTCTATGGATGGCAATGATTACGCTTTACTTCAGGATATACACATCAAGACTGGCAGAGGTCACATACCTAGCTGTAAGACTTGTGTCATTAACGCTTTAAGACAACTCTACAATGAAGCTAACAATTAAGCACTCAGGGAACATAGGGGATATTATCTATTCTCTTCCTGCTATGAATAAGGCAGCCCAAATACATAACAAGAAAGTTACCGTATTACTTCAGACAAACGTCCGCGCACAATACGCAGACCATCCAAATTTCAACCACCCTTCGGGAAGTGTGCAGTTAAATCAGAAAGGCGCGGAAATGTTGAAACCATTATTGCTTTCACTCCCCTTTGTTGAGGGTGTGGAAATTGCAGATGAATTTAAATCATGCACCTATAACTTTGACCGCATGCGCGATATCGGGTTGCGTTACCTAGGTAGCATTTCAAGGTGGTATTTTTACGCATTTCCCGAATTAACCTGCGAGCTTTCAACACCTTTAAGATTTGATGTAGACCCAATTAAGACAACTCGCATAGTTATGAATCGTTCAGCGAGGTATCACAACCCCACATTTGATTACCGTGTTCTTTTACCTTACCAGCACATGATTACATTTATAGGCTTGGAGGAAGAGTATGAGGTAATGAAAAGAAAGTTGCCCGAAATGAAATATCAGCCCGTGGAAGACTTTGCAGAGATGGCGGGTATAATCAAAGGCTGTGAATTATTCATAGGTAATCAATCAATGTCGTACAGCATAGCAGAGATAATGGGTAAGAAACGAATACTAGAGGTTTGCCCAGTGGCTCACAACTGCATACCCATGACACCCAACGGGTACGATTGTATTAACCTTCAAAACCTAATAGACATCACAAAAGAAATGTTTGTATCTAAACCTAAACGACTTGAAAAGGCAAGTATCGCTTCCGATGAGCAATAACATTCACCCATCACGAATATTTAAAACACCCGAAGAGTTAGAAGAGGCATTCAAGGGTTATAAGAAACAACTAAATGAGCAGTCTATGGAATGGCTGAAAGTTCAGTATGTAGGAAAGGACGGAGAAAGAAGGGAAGACCCGCAAAAAGTACCAATGACCCTTGAAGGATTCAAAAGGTATTGCAGAGAAAACCATGGAGAGGTAAAGCATTACTTTGACAACCCCGATGGTCTATATGATGACTTTAGGGTTATCTGTTTGCGTATAAAAGACGAGATAAGAGAAAACCAAATTGTCGGTGGTCTACTAGGATTTTATAATCCATCAATTACCCAACGTCTAAACGGGCTTACTGAGAAAGTAGAGACAGACAACACCCATAAGGGCAAAATAGAAATAACCTTAGACCTAAACAAATAATGGCAGAGACTAGCAAGGCGCACAAGCGCAGACTTAAATCGGGGTTTTATGAGAAATACATCCAAGGCTACGGCATAGACATCGGATGTGGAAGAATAGACACGCACGATGGGGCAGACCCGATAGCGATTGAGAATTGCATCCACCACGATAAGGACATCTGCGATGCGACAACAATGGACGCATATCCTGCAAACCATTTCGATTACGTGTATGCAAGTCATATCTTGGAACACTTGGACAATCCTATTTTGGCGATTCAGAATTGGGTGAGAATCTGCAAAAAGGGCGGGCATGTAATTATTTCCTTACCTCATAGGGATTTGTACGAAAGGAAAAAGACATTGCCTAGCAAGTGGAATCTTGATCACAGATATTTCTATTTGCCCGATGCTTGTGAGCCGCCTCATACGTTTAGCGTTAAGGGTATTTTAAAGGCAGCGGGAATAAAGAAGTATGAGTTGGAAGTGGTAGACACGAGCACGAATCACGATAAGCCAGAGGAACACGCAAACGGGGAATTTTCAATTGAGGTAATAATAAAGAAATGAAAATATTAGCACTATTCCCACACATGGGCGGTAGCGATTACCACCGTCTTTACATTCCCATGAAACGAATGCAAATAGACAACCCCGACTTGGATGTTTCTATTGTGCAAGGGCGGTCCATCCCCGACATGGAAGGGTATGATTTGGTTATCTTCAATAGATACCTTTATCAATACCACTACCCTATTATCCAAAAGCTAGCAGAGTTAGACATTCCCTACATACTAGACTTAGATGACCATTGGAAGTTACCAAAATATCACTACGCGACTAAGTTCAGTAAAGAGGTAGATTTGCCTAACGCTGTAAAGGACGCGATAAGATACGCTGCGGGGGTTACTTGTCCGACAGAGAATCTAGCGTCTGAGATTAGACCGTTGAATCATAATGTTTGTATATTGCCTAACGTGATAGAGTGGACAGATGCTCAATGGGCGGTCAAGAAAACCGAATCCAAAGAAATAAGGTTTGGATGGGTTGGGGGTATATCTCACGAGAACGACCTACATTTAATATCCGAGGCGGTTGAACACACGGGCGTTAACTTTACTTTGTGCGGTGTTACACCTCACCCCATTTGGGATAGGATAAGAAACAGATTTCCGAACGCTACTATTGGCGATGGGTTGCCAGTGAACGAATATGGGGTTCTGTATAGCAATATTGACGTTTTGCTTTGCCCTTTGGAATCCACCAAATGGAACAGCATGAAGTCAGAGTTGAAAGTATTGGAATCGGCTGAGTATAATATACCCGTGATTGCTTCAAATGTCTACCCGTATAAATACATGGAAAAGAATATGGGGGTAAGACTAGTAGAGAACAACACTAAGTCATGGGTGAATACTATTGAGTTCTATTTGAATAACCCTAACAAGGTAGCAATAGACGGCAAAGCAAACTATGAGTATTGCCATGCTTTCTACAATATCGAAGACGTAAACGAAAAGAGACTTAATTTCTTTAAACGGATATGCAAGTCAGCTATAAAAGACCGCCACTAACAAGCTATCAAATAGCAATACTAGACAGCCCTGCGAGATTTACTATTACCGAGGCTGCGACTAAGTGCGGGAAGACCGCTAGTCACATCGTGTGGATAGTAGAGCAAGCATTGCAAGTAAAAGAGAACCAAGCGGTGTGGTGGGTTGCTCCCGTTTATGCGCAGGCTGAGATAGCATACAGAAGGGTAAAGAACCAACTAAATAGAGAAGCGTACAAGTCAAACGATAGTAAGTTAGTCATCACTTTGATTCACGGCGCAAGGATAGAGTTTAAATCAGCAGAGAAACCCGATAACCTTTATGGGGATGATGTCTATGCGGCTGTGTTTGATGAGTTCACAAGGGCAAGGGAAGAGGCATGGTTTGCGTTACGTTCTACCTTGACCGCTACAAATGGCAAGTGTAAGATGATAGGCAACGCCAAAGGGAAAAAGAATTGGGGATATAGACTAGGACTGAAAGCCAAGAATGGCGAACCGAATTACGAGTACCACAAAATTACCGCTTACGATGCTGTCGCTGAGGGGATAATTAAACTAGAGGAAGTTGAGCAAGCACAGAGGGATTTACCTGAATGGGTGTTCCGTGAGTTATACTTGGCAGAGCCTAGCGAAGATGGCTCAAACCCTTTTGGGCTTTCTGCGATACGTTCACGGATAATGCCACTGAGTACAGCCCCAACGGTAGCGTATGGGATTGACTTAGCCAAGTACCGAGATTGGACGGTTATAACGGGATTAGATGCAAATGGCGTACCTTCGTACTTTGACAGATTCCAACGAGACTGGCATCAAACTAAAACCGAGATTATAAAAGTGGTAGGAAGAACACCCGCAAGAATTGACAGCACGGGCGTAGGTGACCCGATTGTGGAAGACATCACTAGAAAGTGTCCGAGGGCGCAAGGGGTAAACTATGCAGCGGGAATAAGAACTAAGCAGCAATTAATGGAAGGGCTAGCGGTAGCGATTAATGGCGGGCAAGTAGGGATATTGGAAGGCGTCATGCAAGATGAATTAGAGCAGTTTGAATTTGTCTACTCAAATGGGCGAGTTAAATACTCAGCACCCGAGGGTAGCCATGATGACTGCGTTAACTCATTGGCGTTGGCGTATGATTGTAAAATAAATAACAAACAAGGCGTATGGGCAGCATATTAAGTTGGAACGATGTCACGATTAGACAATTCCAACAGATTAGTCAGATCAACACGGAGTTGGATAAGATAGACCGCGATATGTGGATTTTGTCTATTCTGCACGGAAAGGAGTTTGAGTACTACGAAACCTTACAACTAGGACAATTGGCAGAACTGATTAAGGAATTGGAGTGGATGGCTGTACCTTTCCACGCGGAATCTCAGAAACCATTTAAGGCGGGCGGGCGTAGGTTTAAACTTACCGCAAACCAAAACGAACTACTTGCCCACCAAAACGCAGCCGTTCAAAAGCTATGGGAAGAAGGGGGAATTGAGAGCCTTCACTTGATAATGTCCTACCTTTCGGTTGAGATTAATATCTTCGGTAAACCCGTGAAGGTAAAAGACCCGCACGAGGAATTTACAAAACGTGCTGAGATGTTTAGGGACAAGGTAAGCATTTACACTGCAATGTCGCATATGCTTTTTTTTTCGACTTTCTTAACCAAATCTTTAAAGGCTATCCTTCCGTATTTGGCAAAGGAAGTGGAAAAGCTGACTGGAGAGTTTGGCTCACCATTACCGACATCATTGCACAAGGAGACCCTTTAAAATATGATGCCGTGTGGAATCTTCCTATCGTGGAGTATCTTAATGCAGCATCCTTTAAAATGTCCCAACGTAAAGAGTTAAAGGATAGACTAGAGGCAGCGGCTAACCAAGCGACAAGGGATAAGAATGGCGAAGGGTATAAGATAGCGTTATTATCTGAAATTGTACATTTGTTAGTATGAACATTAACCGCGCACAATTAGAGGCTTTGGCAAATGGGGTATTTGATTCACTAGGGGAAGACCCGTCAAAGTATGACCCCGCCAATAATACGCTAGAGGAACAAATCTTAGCGGCTGCGGCTAATCAGTTAGTTGAGATGCTCAAAGCGTCTTTGTTAGAAAAGAAAGGCACGGCAAGTCGGGATTTGTTACAATCATTAGAAACAAGTCAAACCACTAAATCAGGGGACACGGTTAACGCTAAGATAGTAGGTAGTGAGCATTGGAAATACTTTGAGTACGGACGTAAGCGCGGGAAGATGCCACCGATTGCAAGTATTGAGGAATGGATAACAAGAAAAGGCATTCAAGTTAGAAAATCAAAAGGCGAAAGTAAACAATCCGTTTTAGACAGAAGGCGGTCAATGGCTATTGCTATCGCT